TCTAGAGCAGAAGATAACGCACAATGCGCACCCAAACTGGACTTACAGTCAAATCCTAAACGACCTGCGATGCCAGTTGGATGGCGAGTGGGCCCTGCTTCGTAGGCAAGAGGTCCTGGGATGATAGGTTGACAATAAATGGCTCCTGTGCTATAATATCTTTATACAGTGAGAAACAAGGAGCAGCAAATGGTCAATGTAATCGTTATTGGTACTGACAGTCAACGCATCACCGTCCTTCAAGCGCCATCAGAGCAAGCCGAAAAGGTAGCCAGGGAATTCCTGAGCAAAACCGGGCTGAAGTTTATCACTGACATCTTCAGCATGGGCGAATACCGAGTTTGGGCTGAATATATCGGTTGACAATAAATGGCTCCTGTGCTATAATATCTTTATACAGTAAGAAATAAGGAACTGGAAATGAACTCGACATCTATGACCAAGCGTGACGAACTTTATTGCGTGTATTGGGATATGTATAAAGACGCATATGGCGTTCGTCCTCGTGGTATCAACACTGACTCTTGGACTGAGGTCCAATTCAACGATGCGTTGGATGAGTTGGAGCGTGTTATCGAGGCCAGCGAAACCGCTCGCAAGGAAGATGAGGCTAGGGCTATCCTCAAGTTTGAAGACAGCGTGGCCAATCTTTTGACCACTGCTACAAACCGGGAGCGTGTGATTGCTTGGTTGATGCGGGAAGCTGAAGCCGAGGGCGACCCCGAGTACTTCTGCTACAAAAAGGGTCTCCCATATGGCTACTTTAATCGGGCAGTTTAAAAATGAACACAATGACCGGAATTGAACTGCTAGCCAACGAAATCGCAAGCCTCAATAGTCAAACACTTGACGATCTCGCTGACCTGCTGTTGAAACAATACAAGACACGGGCCGAGGCGTTTGAATTCAGTCTGTGGACGGCTAGGCTGGATATGATGAATACCCAAGTTGACATTATGGCTGTTTAAGCCGCCTATACACAGGCCTCTGAAATGTATAACTTCACCCCCAATCAACTTGACACCATACACGATATGCTGGCGATCAGCACCGCATATCGCTGGTATCACGAACTTGATGAAAGCACTGGCATCAATACAACTGATGTAGAGGAATGGGTGATCGAGTTCTTCAATGCCTACAACAAAATAAACCCGGGAACCTATTAAATAACTGGTTGACAGTAAATGGTGCCTGTGCTATAATAGCTTTATACAGTGATTAGTAAGGAGTTGAAAATGCGTACAAAAACTTTGGTCTACGGTCTCAAGAACAGCCAAAAGATCCGCGTGATTCTTAACGGTGTGGGCATCTATATGACAGTAGGCGAAATTGCCGGCAAGTTCGCTACTTCGGCGCACTGCATTGCGGTGTGGACGGTGACTGAGACTCTGGTGCGTGACCGTCGTATTGCCCGAGAAAACGGTCGACTTATTCCTACTGGATTAGCAACGAGGTTGGATAGCAACAGCCCTGGATATCGTGGCACTGAGATTGACGTTCAGATCGACCTCCTAGAAGGTTGACAGTAAATGGTGCCTGTGCTATAATAGCTTTATACAGTGATTAGTAAGGAGTTAGAAATGTCTGAGTTTACATTCATCGTCGGTACTGAAAAGTTCAAGTTCTCTGCGGAGACGGCATTCAAGGCCATGGAACTGTGCAATCGGCAGGTGATCGACAAGAAGGATCTGCATCCCATGGCTTGGGACCCGGCTGGAAAAAACACGTTCCAATGCTGCCCCGGCAACTATTTCGATTGATCGGAGTTGACAATGGATCGAGTTCAAATGATGGTCGCGGGTAGGTTAGCTGAAGTTGATGCTGATATGGTCAAGAAAATGATAAAGAAGGACGAGTTGGTGGCCAACGCTCTCCGCCTTCAACAGGATCGCAAGCTCAACTCGGTGTCGGCCTATGACGCTATGATGGCTGCCGATAAGATCACCATGCAGATTATTCGGTTGAATAGAACTATTCGTAAGACAGTGAGGTTCCTGTAATGCGTAAGCTAGTTTGCCCCAAGTGTCAGGGATCCATGGAAATTAGCCTCGAAGCTGATGAGGTCAACTATTCTTGGAACAAGGGCAAGACACACAAGCCCTGCAACAACTGCGGTGGCCAATATCAATGGGGAAGGGCAACAGGAAAAGTCTCCGTTCGCCCAGATGGCGAGGCGTGCTTGCACGAATACACAGGCAAAAATATCGGCCGCTGTCTTACTGCATACTCTTGTCGGCATTGTGCTGAGGGATTTACCATCGACAGCGGTGACTAGGATTTGACAATAAATCACTCCTGTGCTATAATAGCTTTATACAGTGATTAATAAGGAATTGAAAATGCTTAACACACTTAATGACTTTATTGTGCGCGTTGAAACATTGACCGACATTGCCGATGCGTACAAGGTTTTTGAAACCGAGTGTTCAAATTACCTACGAGGCTCTATTTATTTGTTTGCGGATGAAGGCGAACCCGAACCCTTTCGGGCTGCTATGCACAATCTGGGCTTTGACTCGTACTAAGAGGAGCAGGAGATATGACTAAGTTTCTTTACATTTTGATACCCGTGGTGTTGTCTATTATCTCTGCTTGTAGCACGGTAGCTGGTGCAGTGCGTGGCGCTGGCGAAGATGTAAAGTCAGGAACTGACACAGTGTCCAATTGGATTAAATCAACAACCAAATGAAAAACTTTATTTTAGGTACCATATTTGGCATTGTGATCGCCACAGTAGGTTTTAGTGGCATTGCTAAACTGCTGGATAACGGTGTCAACAAAGTAAAAACCACAGTCCAAGAACAAGCCAAAGATTGACAATAAATCACTCCTGTGCTATAATAGCTTTATACAGTCGAGAACAAGGAACAGATTATGTGGAACAAAGAAGGCAAGACGATCACTGCGATGTATCAAGGGCAGCAGGTTACTGGCACCGTTGAACTCAGTCGCGTGAAATACGGCGGCAAGGTTCAACACACCCTGCTCTTGGACAAGCCGGTTCAACTCAGGTGGCGCACGGAGCCGACTGATCGCTTGCTGATCGACGAAGACGAGGTCGGTTGACCAATAATTCCCGTTCTGCTATAATACACGCTTACTAGGAGATTTATGAGATTTGAAGTCAAAGTGTGCGACAGCATCTACAATGTAATGTTCATTGCCCAGGTCGATGACATATACGTGTCGGTTTTCTCTCCTCTGGTCAAGTCCTTTACGAGTTCCATCAAGAGGGTTCACCCGGGCGAAGGCAACTGCGGTGAGCAGAACGAATACGAAGCGACTTACTCGGGAATCTGTATCAAGTACCCGGACTTTGTCAAACTGATGAACAACATAGACATTTAAAATGAAGCAAGAATTACAAAAATTTGTCAAGGAAAACCCGAAGCTGGTGACGATGCGTGAAACGTCCCCGGGCCTGTTCGTGTTGAAGTACAAGAGGAATGTGTTCTACGACAATCTGTGGAACGACTACCTCGAGGAATGCCGCGGAACAATCGTTGATGAAAACTTCAGTCTATAACACAGACGAGCCCAACAAGGATCAAAAAATGACATTGCTGCAGGACGAGTCAAAGGAATTGAGCAAATGGTTTGCTAGCCGAATAGATGCTATGTGGGTTTTGCGCAAGGTTTATAATGACAAGTCCTGTGCAGATACCGTACTAAATAAGTGAATAACGCAAAAGGAAGCAAGATGTTTGAACAAGCTGCTAGAACAATTTTTATCATGACCGTAATCGGCCTAACACTAATCGGATTGGCTAAGTTCCTACAATGAAACTCATCGTTGATCTAACAGTGATCAGTCTGCTTGGACTGTTCGTGATTATGAATTTGGCATTGTTCGTCGCATCATTCTTTTAAGGGGCATAAGATATGGAAAAAGTTATCAAAGGTGGGCAAGTGGCGGTGATCATTTCTTGTGAGTACGGCAGCGGCTGGTATTCATGGCATGGCATTGAGAACCTACTGTATGATCCCAAGATCGTTGCAATCCTAGAAGATACAACTATCGATAAGTTTGCAGCTTGGGAATGGATCAGATCCTATGCTAAAGCATTGTATCCTACTCAGTTCTTTAGCGGCGAAGATCGACTCGCCGTGCGATGGGTTCCCGTCGGCGCTAAGTTCCGCATCAGTGAGTATGACGGAAAAGAAAGCATCCTTCTGCAAACCGCAGAACAATGGCTTACTGCTTAATCATTCATAAGGAGACGAAAATGTTTGCATGGTGTGTGGTTGCAGTATTGGTTGGGTTTGCAGTCTTGTTCACTGTTACGGATGAGTGGTAACACAAAAGACTTACTATGAGATTAATAGCTGATGAAATTAATGGTGTGTATGTCTGGGTTGATGCTGCTGAAATTGAAGTGAGCCCTCATTTTGATTATGAGGTAGATGCGGTTCGATGGCTAGAAGATTTTGAAGCCGCTCAAGCTGGCAAACAATTTGGTTGACAATAAATAGAACCTGTGCTATAATATCTTTATACAGTAAGAAATAAGGATCAGAATATGTCAGTTATGAGCCAACTAAGTCAGCAAATCCAAGAGCGTTTAGAGCAAGGTGAGAGCGCCGAGAAAATTGCTACTGCACTGGAAGTGCCCTTGGAGTGGGTTGTGTTGCAATCGTATGAGGACTCTGTCCCACTAAGTATGCTTGTACCGGGAACAGTGTTGCGGAAGCGGAGTGCGCAATGATTAGAAAGATGGCTACCATTCGTAAGATTGATGAACTCAGGCTAATCCCTGATGCCGATTCAATTGAAACCGCTGTCATCGGTGGATGGACTGTAGTGGTCAAGAGAGGCGAATTTGTCGCGGGCGATCTTGCAGTCTACTGTGAAATTGACTCTTGGATCCCCACGCATCTTGCTCCCTTTCTAAGTAAGGGCCGCGAGCCGCTAGAGTTTAATGGCATCAAGGGTGAGCGGCTGCGTAGTGTCCGATTGCGCAAGCAATTGAGTCAAGGCTTGCTGCTACCAATGTCTTGTCTCACTAATTTTGGGGCTGACCTGTGGGAAGGTGCTGATGTTTCGGAGACTCTCGGTGTCGTGAAATACGATGCTCCCGTTTCCGCGCAAATGGCAGGCGATGCGGTTGGGTTGTTCCCCGGCTGGATCCCAAAGACTGATCAGGAACGCATTCAAAATCTTACCAATGAATTAGCAGAGTGGCGTACCCAAGACCTTACTTGGGAAGTTACGGAAAAGCTAGATGGATCATCAATGACGGTTTTTGTGCGTGATGAGGAAGAGGGGGTTTGTTCGCGGAATCTTCAACTCCGCGATAATGCTACGAATACAATGTGGCAAGTGGCTCGCCGCGAACAAATCATTGAAAAGATTAGGGCTTGCGGCCGCAACCTAGCTATTCAAGGTGAGATTATTGGTGAGGGGATTCAAGGTAATCGCTACAAGGTCCGTGGTCAGCAGTTTCTTGTATTTGACATTTACGATATTGACGCAGGCCGATACTTGACCCCTGCCGAGCGTATCACCTTTGTTGCTAAGCTTGACATCAAGCACGTTCCCGTGCTGAGGTCTGCGTTTTCAATCGAGGCACAAAAGGTAAATGACCTGTTGTTCACTGCTGAGGGTGCGAGCGTACTATGCGGAGTAGATGGTCCTGAACGAGAAGGATTGGTGTTCAAGTGTAATAGCAGCCAAGTGTCCTTTAAGGTGATTTCAAATTCTTTTCTCCTGCGTGAAAAATAATTTAGGTTGACACCTTTTTGATCCTATGCTATAATTGTGTTATACACACAGAAGGTTAGATATGACTCAAAATCAACAACTCTTTATCAATAGCATCTGCACTGCTATAGTGGCAGGTGATTTTGCCATGTTCTCAAATCCTGCTAACTGTGGCGTTAACTTTAAGTGGGACGAGTTCGCTGACATGATGGCCGCACGGTGTCGCACTGATATCTTTATATATGTTAAGTTGACCAAGAAGAACACTGCAGAAGTACAGGCTCATGCAGAACTAGTTGGACGCAGGGTTGCTACAGAATTGCTGTGGAGAGCGAGGACGGTATGAACGAAAAGATTCGACAACTTGCCAAGTGCAATGAACGTATCCAAAACTTTTTTGAGACAGGGCCGGTGCAACGTGCTGCTATCGAGGAGTTCGCCGAACTTATTGTTCGGGAATGTGCTCATTTAGTTGACACTCTTAACGAAGCATACGGAGCACCCAGCACTGCTGGAAAATTTATCAAAGAACAGTTCGGAGTTGAAGAATGATTGAAGATCGTATTATTGACGACAAGATTATGTTGAAAGACTTACTGGCCCAAGCTGTATGCCTTGGTGTCAAGGCTGGTCGTGGAGAACTCGATTATCCTGGTGCTTGGTGTATTGTCAATGACATTCTGAACGAGACCGAAGAAATTCTAAGTCACCGTGAACGAGTGCTTGGCATTAGAAGTATGTGTGTTCAAGTGGTAGAAAAATTAAATCTTTTGGCAGATCAAGAATGAACGAACGAATCACAGCAATTATGCAAAAGTGTTTTGACATCACTATTGACCAGCGCGGCCGCGAAGAATGCACCGCGGACTACACTAACATCCAGATGTTTGTTCAACTGATCGGGTTGGAGTGTATCAAGGAAATTGAAACTGCCGCTTATCACGATTCGTGTGAGGACTGGGAGTATGGGTATAACGCTGGGCTACGCAAAGCAAAAGAGTTGATTACAAAACATTTTGGAGTTGCTGAATGAACGAACGAATTGAACAACTTGCCGATCAGGCCGGTGCCGATATTTGGGGAGACCAAGTAATGGCTAGTCGGCATTTTGATATAGAAAAGTTCGCCGAACTTATTATTCGGGAATGTGTTGGAGTTGTAGAAGGTGGAAGGTTCCTACACGATCAGGCACCAACTGCTATCTTTGCTAAAGAATGTAGTGGTGCGATTAAACGACATTTTGGAGTTACGGAATGAACGACAGAATTCGTGAACTATACCTACAAGCCCATAGCATACGTCATTATGACGGTGATCCTATGCGTGAGGGTAATCCTCCTACTGTTTATTGGCAGGGTGAAAAGAGTGCTGAAAAGTTCGCCGAACTGATTGTGCAGGAATGTGCCAATCATTGTGATTTACTATTAGATCATAAGATTAGTTCAGAATGGTCAAGAGGAACACACGATTGTTCCAGAGCGATTAAGAAACATTTCGGAGTTGAAGAATGACAACAATTAATCTTGAAGAAATTCCGCAAGGTGTATTGGATGATATCGCTGATTGTTTTGAAGTAGTTACCTTTGAAAATTATATGAAACCGGTAACTGCTGAATGTGAACTCAGACGATCAAACTATCGTAGGTTCGTTGCCAACAATGTTGAAGGCTGGGCGTTAGATAGTAAAACGTTTGAATCTAAATTAATTACGGGAACTACAATGGAATGTTATCTTGTTCGGGGTGTTTTTACTGCCGATCCCGCAGATATCTATTCTGTCCTATCTGCCGGAATTGTGGTATCAAATTTTGGAGTTGCTGAATGAACGAACGAATTCGAGAACTTTACGAACAGGCTAGACTACAGGCCAAAAGCATCGATGCGGATCTTGATCGACAGGGTTGGATGGATCTGTATCACCAAAAGTTCGCCGAGCTGATTGTGCGGGAATGCTTGAATCAATGCTATAATCGTGGTATGAACGATGAATTGTATGCTGGGCAACTCAATGCCGCATGGTATATTGAACAACATTTCGGAGTTGAAGAATGAACGCACGAATTCAAGAACTTGCACTTGAGGCATTTGATCCGATAAACGCAATGGCATCTGAAGGTGTAGCAGATCGCCACACCTTTGACCAAGCATGGTTCCAACTGTATAACAAAAAGTTCGCCGAACTGATTGTGCAGGAATGTGGGACTGTAATCAATAGTGAAAATTATCGACAACATTCTAAAGGTTGGAATGATGCCATTCAATGGGCAGATGGTATGATTAAAGAACATTTCGGAGTTGAAGAATGATTACAGTTTTTGAAGCAACATACGATGTTACAGAAAATCGCCTAACCATAAAGATTAGGCAAAAATATGCAAAGTATGCTACAATAGCAGCTATACAATGGAGTTGATGATGATTGATACTGAACAGATTTATTCACAGTGTGTGTACGATGTTGACAACAGGTACGTTACCCTGCGTTTGAAAAATTGTGGAGTTAGTCAAAGTGGTTCGTTTTGGCTCATAATGTCCGACACGTCCGACGATCCTAAATTGGATCAAGAAGTCTCAATCTTCTTGACTCCGGATGATTTGAGAGAAGTCATTGCTAGTTTGACAGAGGCGCTAGAGAAAAATGAAAGAAGAAATTAAACTAATGTGGTCTGATCCACGTTTTCAAGTCTTGGCCAAGGTGCTTCATCTCCTTGAGGGAGATAGAATTTGGGGCGGTCAGGATTGGCATTATAACCCTATTCATCCTGTTAAGTATCTGCCCATCAGGGATCAAGTTCGCCAAGCATTGGATGCTGTTAAAGCAGAGTACGGAGTTGAAGAATGAACAACCAAAGACTCAAAGCCTTGCTTGAGGAAGTTGGATTTGTTGGGTATCGCAATGCCGCTGGATTTGTTAATATCCCAGTCCCTGCTTTTATTAGTCAGATGGATCAATTCGCTGAACTTATTATCCAAGAGTGTGCCAGGGTTGCGGTTGCAACACCTTGCCCAATTACAGACGAAGTCAGCCTGCAGTCTCAGGGGCACACCTGGGATATGGCTTGTGTCGAATCGGGGCGGGCTATTAAACAACATTTTCGGAGTTAAAGAATGAACGATAGAATTCTCCTACTTGTCGAACAGGCAATGGTAACAACACCTGTGGCAGAAGGACCACTTAGTCACACATGGTTTGACAGAGAGAAGTTCGCCAAACTTATTATTCAGGACTGCATTAGTCAAACTGCCTTAGTGGGTATTGGCAATTTTAATAATCTTGATATTGTTTGGGCAGTTGATGCATCTATTGACAATATACAAAGACATTTTGGTATCGTACCAGAATAACCTAGAGAACTATAATGTATATAACTAAAAAAGAAGTAGAAAGAATTTTAGAGGTTATGGCACCGTTTCCAGAAGTTGATAAATTTGATTTGGATCAAGACAATAGTTCTGGAATTGGGTCACTAACTACTTTAACTGTTCCTACTACATTGTATGGGATTAAGGGTAAATTTACAATTGAAATTTCTAATTTAGAGGATTGGTAATGAAATATATTTTGATACTTTCGATAGTGTTACTAACAGGATGTGGGCCATATGCAAAAGAAACACGCTGGCCCGTTATGCCTGAAGGATTGCAAGATTGTAAAATCTATAATCTATCAGATGGTAATGGTCATGCGATTACAGTTGCTCGTTGTCCACTATCAGCGACCACGGTAAAGAATTCAAATAAGACTCCCTCCACAGCTATCACCATTGATAGTACGGAGTCGGCAAAATGACAGTGCGGTATTGAATAATGACCGTCATTAAAACTAGTATTGCAGAAGTAATGAATGATGATCCTAATAGTCCATTTTGGAAAAGGATTAATTCTACCCCAGAATTCAAAAAGTTTGAAAAAGAACTTGACAACATCATGTCGGTCAGTGTAAAATACGGTAAACCATATAACAATCTTACACATGAGGAATTAAAGAATGACATCAAAACCACTACTAACGTTTCGTGATTGTCCATTCTGTGGACATGACTTAAACAGTGATGATATTATGGACACTGTTTACCCCACTGATCGCGAGCGTACCTCCTGGCAAGTGGTATGTCAAACATTAGCAGGTGGATGTGGGGCTACTATGTACGGTGAAACTGAAGAAGAATCAATGGACAATTGGAACAGGAGAGCAAAATGAAACAATTAATACGTGAAGCGTTTGAAACTTATACTTTGCCAAACTTTCGGGATGGTAAGGTTGTGTTTTTTAATGGGGAATACAATAACGATACAGTACAAGAACATTGGGAAACTTTTCAGGAAGGATGGGAATCCGCTGTTAAAGTTCTCCAAGCAAATAAAATCAATAGCGAGTACACTGATATACTGAGTAATGGCGGATATGATCCACGCAATACTCACCCGTTAGGAATGCGTGAATGAATCACTATCTTAAACAACTAGCAGAACAAGCAGAACAGTACGCAACTAGAGCTATAAAAAATCTACCTGACGATGCTCCCGTAGGATTTATGGACTATTATACTGAACATCTAGTAAAATTGGTTATTACCGAATGTGCTCAGATAGCTGATAGCTCTTGGGATATATCGGGAAATATGATTAAAAAACATTTTGGGATGGAATGAATGAGGTATTTCACGTTTGTTCAACCAAAGAATCTTGCAGGTGACCCCGAATATATCACTATGAGTGAGGATGAAATTCGTAAGGAGTATTGGCCTCATTGGTATAAAAAAATGTGTGATAAGTATGAGCAGGCATACGTAGATGAACATTATTCTTTTGAAGAGTGTTTAGATGACTGGAAGATAGTTCACTGGGCTTGGCAGGAGGGAAACCATAGTCAGTATTGATCTATGCCCATCAATTATTTTCGCCGGCGCAAATAACACTTGACAAGCAATTAAATTGTTGCTATAATATATAAATGACAACTACAGCAATCCCGGCCGATGGCATTGAGGGCATGTTGATCTGGGTGCATGGTCTAGACAGATTTATGTTTAGAGTTTACAATCCAAATCACACATTCAAAGATTATGACATCGACCACAGTGACCTTTGCGTGACCATCAAAGATCAAGACGCTTACTTTTATGAACACGATAACGGGCTACTGACACTAGATCATAGCCCGGACACATTAGGCCACAATAAGAAATAAGAATATGCGTTATATAACCAATCAATTTCATTCAGTAGTCCTTCCCTATGAAGAAGGAATGATTGAATGGCTACACGAAAATTATCCAATGTCTAAATATTATATTGTAGAGGTAAATGACGATGAAATTTAAGAAAAAACCAGTTGTTATTGAAGCCGTAAAATTTGAGTATACCACTGTGGGTATCGACCGTTTAAGAGAGTTTTGCGGTAATAGACTTGGCAACGTTACTCAAGCGCGGCACATCAATGCTAAAGCAGAGGCCGAAATTGCCACCTTGGAAGACGGTGTAAAATTAAAAGTAGTTCACATTGCAACCGAAGGTGATTGGATTATTAAAGGTATACAAGGAGAGTTGTATTCCTGTAAATCAGACATTTTTGAGCAAACATATGAAAGATGTACTGAATGACTAATCAACACACTGATCTAATATATCGCCTACGTGAGAGGGCTAGGATCAGGCGTCAAATTCCATCTCGTAAATCGGTTGAAGAGGGCAAACCTGACAGGATTTCTGATCTGCTAGAAGAAGCTGCCGCCGTTATAGAAACATTGACCGTTACTGCTGCACCACTGCAAAGAAATCCACCTCCCCCGCCAATGTCTGATGAAATGTATGCTGCCCTAGACCGAGCAGATTATCAACAATCAATGGGAATATAATGTGTAGGGTTGATAAAGAAAAAATCTCCCTTGACAAATAATACAAACTCTGTTACAATACGGTTTATTAAATAAAAGGAGTTTCAATGTCGGCCTCGTGGATAAACAAGCTAATTGAGAGTGATAGCCGCCTTCATAAAGAAGATGTCATCAAGCAAGCCCTAGAAGCGGCTACCTTGGGCAGTACTAATGCTCAGACTTTTTTAGAACTCACCAACTTTTGTTATAACCCATACATTACGTTTGGGGTAAAACAGATTCCCTCAACTATTCTTATCACCGAAGCTGAAAATCCTTGGGAAGAATTCAAAGAATTGCTTGTTCAACTCAGTCTTCGTGGTCTCACTGGTCACGCAGCACGTGATGCTATCGAGGATATTAGTGGGCGATTTGATAGCGCAGAATGGAATACCTTCTGCGCAGCGGTAATCAGGCGTGATTTGAGGGCAGGTGTCAGCGATAAGACCATCAATAAAATCTGTAAGAAAACTGAGTACGAGATTCCAATCTTTGGGTGTCAACTGGCAACTAATAGTGAGGGTAGGCCTGAAATGAAGGGCATCAAGCGCCTTGAGCCTAAACTTGACGGTGTGCGTGTATTGCTGACTGTGATCCCTAGCGACAGTGGATTGACTACCATCTGTTTTAGCCGTAACGGCAAACAGTTTGAAAATTTTCAACACATTGAAGAACAACTTCAAGCTAATTTTCTTAAACTATGCCGTGCTGCGAAGGGTACTGATCAAGGGCGTGCCATGGCTAACGGAGTAGTATTTGACGGTGAAGTGATTGGTAATACATTCCAAGAACTAATGCGACAGGCCCGTCGTAAAACAGATGTCCAAGCCGAAGATAGCGTTTTTAATATCTTTGATGTTATTCCCTTGCAAGAATTCCGTGAAGGACATTGGAATGCTCAACTAAATCAGCGTATTCAACTACTTGAGGCAATGCGTCCCGTAATTGATACTATGCCCAATGTTGAACTGTTACCGCATATTATGGTAAACCTTGATACGGCCGCCGGAAAAGATCAATTGGAACGGTATGCAAAAGATCAGGTCAATGCTGGGTTTGAAGGTATTATGATTAAAAATGTGGATGCTCCATATGAATGTAAGCGTAATACTTTTTGGATGAAATGGAAACCTACTATCACAGTTGATCTGGAGGTAGTGGGTGTTGAAGAGGGTACTGGAAGAAATCTTGGCAGATTGGGTGCATTAGTTTGTGCCGGAGAAGATGACGGAAAAGAAATTACCGTCAATGTTGGTAGTGGTTTTAGCGATATTGACCGAGACAGTCTTTGGGCTGACCGTAATATGGTTATTGGTAAAACGTGCGAGATTCTGTGTGATGTGATTACCCGCAATATGGACGGAACATACTCACTACGTTTTCCCAGATTCGTTCGTTTCCGTCTCGACAAGTAAGTTATTGCGATGAAGACCGTAGCTGAATACTTTGCCGAAAACAGATACAAACCAAAATACTTTCTAGGTGACCGAGTTACTGGCAAATGGAATAAGATTCCATTTGTTGGTACTGTTGCTAATGATAGTGTAGTTAGTGATAGTGAAGGTCCAAAAATCAGTATCTTTTTAGATTTGCCGATCAAATACAAAAATAACATCCATACGATTATAGTTGCTAAACATCGGGATGTGAAATATTTTAAATAGGATATAATATGGAAGCGCACGAATTAGTTGGTAAATCTTATGTATTTCCAGATGGAAATAGTATTTCTGTCTTTCAAGTTAAAGAGAGAGATGGGTTAGAACTATTTGTTACCTATCATATTCAAAATGGGCCTGGCATCCCTAGAAAGCACGTATTATCTATGAATGAGTTTATGGGCTATTATGGACATCTATTCCAAGATCCAGGAATAACTGATGATACTTGATGAGAGTTAAATAGTCTAAATACTCTATGGCTATTAATCGTATCTTAACTTTCTCCAATCTCGTATTATTCACTGCACTCTCATTAAGCGCCATTGCCGCTTGGTATAGCATTTTAGGCTTGATGGCAATATTCGCCGCAGCCGCCATACCCATTATAATAATGGGCGGTTCATTAGAGATAGCAAAGGTTGTAACAACAGTATGGCTACATCGCTATTGGGCTATGGCCAGCTGGACTATTAAAAGCTACTTAGTTCCTGCTGTATTTGCGTTAGCATTTTTAACCAGTATGGGAATATTTGGGTTCCTAAGTAAAGCTCACTTGGATCAAGGTGTACCGGCAGGTGATGTTATTGCTAAAGTAACAATATTTGATGAAAAGATTAAAATAGCAAAGGACAATATAGATGTCAATCGCAAGGCGCTCAAACAGATGGATGAGGCAGTGGATCAGGTCATGGGCCGCTCATCAGATGAAAAGGGTGCCGATAAAGCGGTACAGATTCGTAGAGGACAGCAGAAGGAACGTAGCAGACTACTCGCCGATATCGAAGCCGAGCAGAAAAAAGTTAGCCGGCTTGTGGAAGATCGAGCGCCCGTGGCGGCAGAGGTTCGCAAAGTTGAAGCAGAAGTTGGACCAATCAAATACATAGCAGCATTGATCTATGGGGACAACCCGGACAGCAATACATTAGAGCGGGCAGTAAGATGGGTGATCATCCTAATTGTGTGCGTGTTTGACCCATTGGCGTTAACATTGGTTATCGCCGCTAATACCAGCCGTATTTGGGAAAGAAAAATAGAAGAGGATAAGAATACAAAAAATCTTATCCCGCCAAGTACAGACCTCGTTATCCCCAAGCTACCTGACTTGATTGATACTGTAACTGACAAACCCATTACCGAACAAGCGGAAGAGGTATTTGATTCGGCGCCTATAAATGAGTTTGATATCGCCCAACATCCATATTTGTTCTTTAAGGATAAAGGATTTCCCGAGCAATCGCCCGAGCCTCAAAGCAAGCCAGACTGGCCCACTGAGTGGCAAGAAGAGCCTGAAGTGGAAGAAGTCATAGTTAAAGAGAGTGTGTCGGAACCTGTCATTAGTGAGCCAACTGTTGAGCCAGAAATTGTTATCACGATACCGCCTGTTAACATAATAACTGACGGAGTGACTACGGAAAAACCTTATAAGGAAATGCAACATGGATATGTTTCTTTTGAAGGTAAACATATGCACAAAAATGTGTTGCGAGAAATTAAACCAGAATTTTTTAAACTGACTGCTGACTCCGCAACCAAAATCAGTACCAATTTTGGTATAAAATTTCCTCAAATTTCTAGTAAAGGTGATATCTTTGTAAGGGTAGATGCATTGCCAAACCGTGTTTACAAGTTTAGTGGTTCTAATTGGATAGAGATTAACAAATCCCAAACAGATTCCTATTTACAAGATGAAGAATATATCCAATTCCTTATCAGCAAGATAGATAGTGGGGAATATGATATAGAACTATTATCGGAAAATGAAAAAGCTCAACTAGAAGAGTTCTTGAAGAACCAAAAAACTTGACTTTAATACAACAATGTGATATACTACTGGTACTTAACAAACTATCGGAGTTTACTATGAAATTCAAAGTCCTTGTATTGGTTAGTGCTATTATGCTAGCAGGCTGTTCTTCTGCACCAAAGAAGGAAGGCCTTGAAGCTGGACCCATCACCCCTATTAGTGCCCAACAACTGAGCACTAGTTTTAAACGCCAAGGGGTTAAAATTGAATGGGATTGTGCTTGGGGAACAGGGCTATTTGAAAGTACCTGTGTTAAAAATAGCATTAAAGCAATTGAGGTTACTGGCTATGCAAGTTCGTTTGGTAATAGCGAGGTGATGCGTGAACAGGCCTTTAAAGTTGCCCACGATACTGCTCTTGACAAGCTTATCCGATTTGTGCGGCAAGATATTGTTAGTACTCGGGTAACTGCAACTATGTCTAAGAATATTGAAAAGGCGCAGGATCGGGTTAAACATCGTATCAAAGCGGATGAGGAAATATCAATGTCTGATGATGAGGCGTCTAAAGATACCAATTGGGCTGTACGTGAAAACACGAATAACACAGTCAGGGACCTCAATGAAACCATTCGCACAAATGCACAAGGTGTGATCCGTGGTGCGAGGTCGGTAGATGAGAAAATTGTAGATCGCCAAACAGTAGCAGTAACTCTACGCTGGGATGCTAATGGTGATAAGGCCGCAGAATATCTTCGTAAGCGTTTCGTTACCAACTAAGTATGAAAAACTTACTGCTAGCATTGTGTTTAATGCTATGTTCAGGTGCAACTATTGGTCAGCAATCACATACCATTAGAGTTAGTGGTAATGGTAATTCATTTGAACAAGCTAAACTAAATGCGTTTAAGATTGCGATTGAGCAGCACGTGGGATTTATCGTATCCTCAGAGCGTGAAGTACACAATCTAAAACTAGCAAGAGAAGAGATTTTGGTGTATAGTTCAGGCTATGTTGATAACTATACGATTGTATCACACCAGCAAGCAGGTAATACTATAGTATTGGTGGTGGATGTGGCAGTAGCATCTAGTAAGATAGCAAACAGAATTCTCTCACATTCATCTAGTATCCATCAATTTAATGGTGATCGGCATTCAGCACAGTACCAAACTTATTTAGCCAACCGTAATAGCGGAGACAATTTGCTACAGTCAGTGATAGCTGATTATCCAAAACACGCATTTAATATTGAGCAAAAACCCTATTCTCTACACGTTGATGCATTCCGAAATGCAGTTATTGTAATACCCTATCAACTGAGTTGGAATTATAATTATATAGTATCATTGAGTTCGGTGTTGGCTGAATTGCATGAAGGTAGGCAGGGATTTTTAGCTAAGCCTGCTGGTCAGGTAGTAGTTATGGTGAAGGATCCAAAAGACTTTCTAATTGGATCCAAGACACATTTTAAATTTAATGATTTTATTAGAGTAAATAAACTAGTTGAAGGAATGAACGGGGACAATGAAATTAGAATTAAAGCTATCGTGAAAAACAAATACAACCAGATTGTAGCAGAATCGTGCCATATTCCTAGCATGGTGACAGGTGACACCCCGGCATTTTTTGACGCCGGGCAACTTAACACTCTACTTATATACGGTAATCAACGTGAGAATGGAAATATTAGAATTGTCGTGACCCCGCAATCTAACCTTTATCAGTCGTTGAATGACATTTTGGATTTACAATTAAAAATTGTAAATTATATAGCCTGTTAACATTAAAGTAAATTAAATATGCCTGTAGAAAATAAAATAAGCCATTGTTCGTTTTGCGGCAACAACAAGGAAGTTGTTAAAAAACTTATTGTAAGTGAATCGGTAGCCATTTGTAGTGCCTGTATTGAGTTATGTACACAATTGATTGAAGATGAATCTTCGGTAGAAGAGACCACTGCTATTGAGAAAATTCCGTTTGATGCAATTGCAATTAAAGAATTCTTGGATGAGCACGTGATCGGACAAGATAGTGCCAAGATTGTTCTTAGTGTCGCTATTGCCAATCATTACAAACGAATTACTTACCCACCTACAAATTTGGATATTCAAAAGGGAAATATTCTTTTGATAGGTCCAACTGGATCAGGAAAGACTTTACTTGCTAAAACAGTTGCAAAGTATCTTAATGTTCCCTTTGTTGTAGCAGATGCTACCAGTTTAACTGAAGCTGGATATGTAGGGGATGACGTTGAAAGTATGATTGGGATGTTGGTTAGTGCAGCAGGCGGTGACCCTAGACTAGCAGAACGCGGGATTGTATTCATCGATGAGATTGATAAGATTGCTCGTAAGGGTGAAAGTGCAAATATTACCCGCGATGTTTCAGGGGAGGGTGTTCAACAGGCTCTGCTTAAACTAGTAGAGGGTACAGTATGTAGGATTCCAGCAGCCGGTGGAAGGAAACATCCTGGTGGCGATATGATGGAAATTAATACCAAAAACATCTTGTTCATTGCAGGCGGGGCTTTTGTAGGACTGTCTGAAGTGATTAAAAGCCGTATCAAGGGGACCAGTATTGGTTTCGGTGCCTCGCTAGCTAAGACACACGATGAAGCGGATCTAAGTGCAGTGACACCAGATGATTTGACTAAATTTGGAATGATCCCCGAATTTGTTGGTCGATTTACTACAGCAGTCAGTCTTACTGATTTGAATGAAGAACAGTTGCTGAGAGTGCTAACCGATATTAAAAACAACTACATTGACCAATACAAATATCTATTCTCATTGGATAAAGTTGAGCTAGAGTTCGATCAATCTGCGTTAAAGCAATTGGTTACTAATTGCTTGACGTTGAAGACTGGAGCTAGAGGTCTACACACTGAAATCGAACGTGCCTTAATGCCGCATATGTTCAATGTTAAAAAATATCAACGTACTGGATTGGTCAAAGTTAACATCAATCAAAAACTGGTATTGGAACCTAAAGAGATGTTGCCCTAAATACTATATTTTTTTGCGTATTCTGATATAATAAATACATATGTAGATGCCGATAATCGGGTCTACATTAGTCATCTTGCTTAATAATAGGAGAAATCAAATGACAAAAACTTTAACCCTTCGGTCCCTCGACATTCCATCACTTCACAAATTCGGTATCGGTTTTGATACGATGTTTGATGAGTTGCAGAGAATGCACATTCAACAACCCAACACAAACTACCCTCCATATAACATAGTCCAAATCAATGAGGACGAGTATATGATTAGTTTAGCTGTGGCGGGATTTAGCCAAGACAATCTTTCAGTTACCAAAGAAAAAAACTTCTTAATCATTGAAGGTACGTTGGGAATGAACAATGCAGAGACTGAAGAAATCAATTACTTGCATAAAGGTATCAGTGAGAGAGATTTTCGCAGAGAATTCAAGCTTGCGGATCACGTGGAGATAGAGAACGCACATCTAGAATTGGGAATTCTTAGTATTCGCCTGAAACGCGAAGTTCCTGAGGAACAAAAACCCAAGAAGATTTCTATCTCTTATAATAAATAATATAGAGTAATCAGGATGCGGTGAAAACCGCATCCATTTGTCAAAGGTAAACTAAAATGTCAAAAACAGATACCAAAATTAAAATCAAACCCAATCTTGGTCTTCAAGAGCCACCACTATTCAGAATCATTTATATTAATGATGAAGTTACATCAATGGAGTTTGTAGTAGAGTCACTGATAGATTATTTTAATTATAATGTAGACACTGCGGCAGTTATCACAAAGAACATTCACGATTCAGGGAGTGCGGTAGTAGCGGTCTTGCCCTATGAAATCGCAGAACAACGAGGGATCGAAGTTACCCTGGATGCTAGGTCACACGGTTTCCCACTGCAAATCAAAGTAGAAGCTGAGGGTTAGACCTCAACTGAAATTCTTTTAGCCCAATATGGGTTTAATTTATAATAAGGATTGGTAACATAGTTGATATCGTTTATGACGGTATCAACATTTTTTTTGTATGTGCCAAAGGCCCAATGAGATACTTTATGCTCTGTGTCGGCCATCAAAGCGATAGCCGGTTCGTATTGAGCAAGGATACCAGGTGGCTCTTCTCCATAATATAACTCTTGTCTTGGTACAGAATTACTCACCAAGAGTATCTTAGTGACATCTAAGTGCCGTTGTAATTTTTCTAATGATTTTTTTAAGTAATGAATATCGTCTAAGTGTGCGGCTATTGCCGAGCCCTTTAGATCAGGAATACCATACCATCCATTACATCCTAGAATGGCAACACCATCGATAATCACCACTCGTTGATGTAGCACTGCGACATTACGAATATGATTACATACGTGGATAATGTCATTGGTCCTGGAATCAATATCTGGCATATTTTCATATTCCAGTGTTCCAGGGGAGTAGAACACTCCCTGATAAAATTTAGATAAATGCGTGAGAGTAATGGCGATAGTTCGTAAATCGTGACTTACATTTCCTGCTATAATGCAGTATAAGCTAGTAGCTTTATTTTCCCAATTAAAAACATCATCGGGTAATAAATGTAAGTCGCTGATTAAATCAAAACCTATCTCCATTACTACTTACTTAACAATAGTCATTCTTGGTGCTTTAGGCTTAGGTGCCTTAGCTGCTACAGCTTTAGGTTTCGCAGCTTTTGGCCTGGCAGTTTTGACTGGCGCTGGTGCCACTACAGGTTCAGATGTCACGGTTATTGGAGCTGTGGCCTCTACTACAGCAATAATAGCTGGTTGAACTACAGGTTCTTCTTTAACCACTTCCGGTGCGGGTGCCGGAGTCTCTATCTTATAAGGTGCCTCAGCTTCAACGAACGATGGTGTCTTAGAATCTCGGGTTACAACAAATCTGATTACTGCTATAATAACCGCAATTATTGCTATTACAATGAGTGCTTCCATTTAAATCTCCTAAAAGACTATTTAATGTTTTTTTAAAGGATAGATATTTTTCTATAATTATGGATAAATATTGTTATGAGTAAACTTAATCGTCATATGACTGAGGCTTTGCCCACACTAAGCTTTCAAAAAAGATTATCTTATAGAACCTCTATCACTGAAGTTCGTAGTTTATTTAAACTACTCAACAAAGAATTGTTCAACGGAGAACTTCCTATTCCAAAATTTCAACTGGTGTATCGTTGGAAAGGCTATTGGGGAGAATGTTCTGCTAAAGATGATACACCGATCCCCGCGCGGTCTACGTGTACCATTACATTAGTTGACAAGTGGGCGTGTCGTCAATGGTTAATTACTATACTAGCACACGAAATGTGTCATCAATATCAATGGGATGTCGCTGGCTTAAGAAGAATACAACAAGGATTAGAACCTATAATGAGCCATGGGCCCAGCTTCTTTGCACATAGAGATAGATTAATAACACACAGCATTCCATTAAAACGCTCACCTAATCTGGGTAATTGGTTTAAATTTCAAAATCTATTTAAGTCTTGATAGCATAAATACTCATTATGCGCGAATTCATTACTCTTATCCAAACTCTTTCCGAAGCTAAATCTGCACCTTCTCTTGTTCCCGGAGAACTTAATAAGGATGAGAGAAGATTTACGACGTTTATAGATTATATAAAAAATAGAAAACCGTTTACCACGTTGGCAGGTGATGAAGTAATTATTGATCCACGCGAAGCCAAGCGTTTTCAAGGTCTGTACGATACCAATATGTTCCGTGGTCAATTGAAGGCCAGAACAACAACCGGTGAAGAGATATCATTGAATCAACTAGCCAAAACAAGCGCATTTGGCGGCGCAGCAAAAGCCGCAGGTGAATCGGAAATGTCAGCCGGTAAAGAAGCACTATTGGTTAAGCCTGGCCAAATAGGTATTTGTGACAGAGATATCCCTGCCTCAGATTTTTATGATGAAATCGTAAATAACCCAGTATTGAACAGCACCGATTACGGAAAGGTAATCATTCAGCTAGCCGAATATATTAGAGCCGGCGAATATGTCATGGTACCACCTGAATATCAACAGAAGGACAAAGAAAAAGTTCTGAAGGCAATTATTGATTATGGTGGCGAGTATTTAGGGGTGTTGGCATTACTTTATAATAGAAGTCGGTTTCCCAAAAGAGCAGAGTTCACTAAATGGATGGGTGGTAATTTGAGTGAGTTAGTATTGAATTTTCCCGGGTCAGCAAATAATAACATTGCTGATAGTTATGCTAATATTAGAAATTCAACTAATGAACACACACTAAACATTAGCAGTAAAGGCACCGGAGGTGGTGCTGCGCCTGCTGTCTCTGGATTACAGGTCCCTGAACATATCAACGCTAATCCAAAATACTCTACCGCAGTAGAATTCATTAAGCTATGTAAAGAGCCAGGCACTATTGCGCAGGCATTCAAAGCATTGGATATAATCTTCAAATCCAATCCAAAATCTATAGATAAGAAATGGCATTCATTTTTACCATTCTCTACAAAACACCCCAACATTGAATGGTTGGCTAAAGAAAGCTTGAATGCTAAAAAGAATCGGGTAGACAGCCCATTGCCCAAAGAATATAGGCCTCTATACGGCGATATTAAAAGTGATGCTAGTGAGGGCGGAAAACTAATATATGCTGTTAAAAAAGAAGTGTTGAGGGCCATTAATGACCATGACGCTATTCCAGCTTTTAAAGATGTGGTACTAGACTTGTTAGAAATGAATTTTATTCAGCAATATGCTGATTACAAAAAGGGAGAGATAACATTTGCTACCCAATGGCCAGCTAAGCTAGACGGGCAGATTAGTGTTGAGAGTAAATCAAGTGCGAAAGATCCTAGTTCTGGTGGGTTTAGCTTTAAATTGGGAAGAAGCGATAGCAGTGTTAGCCATGAACCCAATGAACCATATATAGACGGTGAGGATTACACCATCAATGAACCTGCTGACTTAGCCGCTGCAGCGCAGGATATAGTTAATCCCACACGAAAAGCTAAAGAAACTGAAGTTCGTAAAAAGAGAAAATAAGTTCCAATACTAGTTGACATTATCGCATTTATTCGTTATAATGTTGAAACTTTTATAAGGAAATATATGAACTTAGTGCCAATGGTATTGGAGCAAACTAGTCGTGGCGAGCGTAGCTATGACATCTATAGCCGTCTTTTGCGGGATCGTGTTATTCTCTTAGAAGGAGAAGTGCATGACCAAATGGCTAACCTAATCGTCGCACAATTGCTTTATTTGGAAAGCGAAGGTGAGAAAACTATTAGTGTCTACATTAATAGCCCGGGAGGTAGTGTGACCGCTGGAATGGCTATTTACGATTGTATGCAATTTGTAAATTGTGATGTGCAAACGATTGTTATGGGTCAAGCCTGTTCGATGGGGTCATTACTCGCAACCGCTGGATCTCCCGGTAAGAGAAAGATACTGCCAAATGCTCGGCATATGTGTCACCAACCCAGTGGCGGGGCACGTGGGCAAGCTACTGATATGGAAATTCAGGTTAAAGAAATTCTTACTATGAAGAAGAACTTGACTGAAATATATGTCCATCACAACTCTAAGGGAAAGACGTTTGATGAGTTTGCTACTATGATGGAACGTGATACATTTATGTCCGCCCAAGAATCGTTGGATTGGGGATTGGCTGACGAAATCATTGTCAAGCGTAGCTGACCAGTAGGAACCTACTATGCCCTGGATCGAGAATTGTTCCGCTGATGATATTCCCAAAGGATTGCACCACGCCGCCGGGATTAACAGTATGCTTATTCAAATTATGGATCCGGCAAGTAGGTTCCCTATTCCCAAACATCAGTTTAAGGAATCACACTTTTTTCGATTTCTTGATATTGAACGGGATGATCACTGCTTTGATGAAGAATGCCGAGTAAGTGACACACAAGCCCGCGACTTAGTAAGCCTGTTGCAACAGGCATTTGCAAAGCGAATGAATGTTGTGGTGCATTGTTTTGCGGGTATGTGTCGATCTGGGGCAGTGGTTGAAGTTGGGGTGATGCTTGGCTTTACTGCTGTTGAGAAATTTAGATTGCCCAATCTGTTAGTAAAACACAAGATGATGGCTGTATTAAATTTGCCCTTTGACGAGAACGAAAAGACTGATGCCGATGCCTGGCGCCAAATGCTAGGTTGACAATAATTACAACTTCTGCTATAATACTTATATTGTAGATAAGGAGCTGGACATGAACTTCACGCTGATTACCCCGACTGGTCAAGTCTACACTTTTTACATTCGGGAAACAGCCGAATGCTATCAGCAAGCATACGGTGGAACGTTGATCCTGGCCAACATTGTTGAGACCGTGGAAATAATCTAAAAAAGGTTGACAATAAATCAGCCCTATGCTATAATAGATACTTAGACAGTTAAACAACGGAGTTGATATGGGTACAAGATCAGTTATCGGTGTGATGATGGGCGACGTTTGTAAGGCAGTGTACTGTCATTGGGACGGATATATCTCGCACAACGGCGCGCTTTTGTATCGTTTCTATGACTCGGTGAAAGCAAATCAACTAATCGCAATGGGCAACATCTCTAGTTTGGGTGTTGAAATCGGCGATAAACACGAATTTAGTTCACGTGTCCCCAAGTTCGGCGAGTCTGGATTCAATGCGTATTGCACTTTCTATAACCGTGATCGCGGCGAGGATGAGGTGTTTACTACATTGACCTCTTGGGAAGATTTTGTTGACTTCTTCACCAATGATAGCGGCGCAGAGTACGCATATATTATGCGTGACGGTGTTTGGTATACTTGTAATTCCAATAATACTCAATTGGTTTTGCTGGCTGACGCTATCGTCGCTGAGCAAATGACGGAGGGTTGCTAATGAAGATACCCACAGTGGGCAGTATGGTCGAGGTTAAAACTCGCTATAGTCAGGGTCCGCGTATGATCCCGCCCCAACCCGACTACAATGTCTATGAGGGTAAGGTTCTGCCCTCGTATAAATGGCTGAATGATAGGCAGTTTTGTCTATCAGGAAATACTGCTTGGCCCATCCGTGTTATAAATATGGATTATGTCGATGACATTTCTATACTGTCAGGCAGCTTTAAGGAAGTTGATACCGGTACTAGGATTATAGAAGTTGCCGGTAGCAAAGGTAGCAAGTATATTGTTACAAGTGACAGCAAGGGATGGACTTGCACCTGTACAGGATTTCAGTTTCGCAAGCAATGCAAGCACATATCAGAATTGAGTAAGGCGTAAATATGAGCCCGGAACTAGATAATATACTGTGTGAAAAGTATCCCAAGATTTTTGTCAATCGCAATAGTGATGTAAAAGAATCCTGCATGGCTTGGGGTTTTGAGCACTCCGATGGTTGGTTCAACATTATTGATAAACTGTGCGGCAACATTCAATCCCATATTGACTGGAGTAGGAAAGAACGCGGACGAGCGTTGAGATTTAATCGAGCACTAAAGCGAGCCATTGCTGGAGATCGTACCAGCATCACTAATTTCTATTTTGACAAACGAGAAGTTCCGGCCGATCACTGGATTAGTGACCGCATCAACCAACAAATTCAAGATGCTGCGTACAGAAAAGTTCCCGAAGTTGTTCAGCAGGTGGTGGCCGACCAAGTAAAAGAAAAATTCGGGACCCTAAGGTTCTACTACACAGGTGGGGATGATTACGTAGCTGGCTTAGTGGCTATGGCAGAATCAATGTCCGGCGTCACTTGTGAGATGTGCGGCACTTTGGGTAAAAAGCAAGGCGGTAGTTGGATCAAGACCTTGTGTGAACAACACCTAAAGAAAGATACCTGATATAGGTTTCACCATATTATGAGAAGTGTAATAAAAGAACTATTGATTATCTGCACCTGTTTAGCAATAGGATATGCCATATCTCATTACTTCCTACAACACTATCGCCCTACAATAAATAATTGTGATGAGATTCAGGATCCTACATTAAAATCCCAGTGTCAAGGTTGACAGCATAGCAAGGCTATGATATAATATATCTTTACGAAAGTAGTTATGAAAATAGCACTGGCCAGTGATTTACATTTGGAATTTGGAGATATCATTCTCACTAATAGTGACGGGGCAGATGTCCTCATCCTATCAGGTGATATATTGATTGCTGAGGATCTGCACGATCATCCCGTCCCTACTACTGAACCATCTATTAAGTTGGGCCAGCGCCAAGAAGCAGCCTATCGTTACCGTGACTTTTTAAAGCGTTGTAGCGAACAGTTTCCTCACGTGATTTATATTGCCGGCAACCACGAGTTTTATCATGGTAAGTGGCCAGGCAGTATGAAGACTCTGCGTGATGAGTGCGCCGAATTCTCAAATGTGTATTTCCTTGACAAGGAAAGCAAAGTAATCTCCGATGTAACCTTTGTCGGGTGTACCCTGTGGACGGATATGAATCAGGGTGATCCTATTACCTTACACACAATTGCAAGAGAGATGAACGACTTTAACATCATTCGCAATGATGAAAAGGGTTACACCAAGTTGAGGCCGGCTCAGGTTATGTCTGATCATCGTAAGGCGGTTGAGTACATTCGTGATACCGTAGAGAATGGGTCTGGCGAAAAGTTTGTGGTAGTGGGGCACCACGCACCTAGCAAGCTTAGTACTCATCCTAAGTATGCAGATGATTATGTCATCAATGGTGGGTATAGTTCAGACTTGAGTGAGTTTATCCTTGATCATCCCAAGATCAAGTTGTGGACACATGGTCATACCCATCATTCGTTTGACTACGTGATTGGCGAAACCCGTATTGTTGCTAACCCGCGTGGTTACATTGGTTACGAGGCACAAGCTGATTACTTTGAGCTAAAGTATTTTGAAATTTAGTTACACTAAGGTAACCAAAACATCTTGTAGTAGTATACCAGATGTAGTATAATCTTACTATGTTGTGAAAACAACTACTTTTAAAGAGGAAACAAAAATGACTGAAACTAAACAAACTCGCCTACTGAAGGCACTTCAAAATGGTGAAGAACTCACCGCAAAGCAAATTACCTATCGTTTTGGTATTGCTAATCCTACTGCTACCGTGAGCGACATTCGTTTTGCTGGGTTTGCAGTGTATGCTAACAAGCGTACAAACAAGCTTGGTCAAACGTTCACTAAGTATCGTTTGGGAACCCCCAGCCGTGCAGTTGTTGCCGCTGGCTATCGCGCATTGGCGATGAGCAACGCAGTTTAATCTCGGGAGAGATTAAGTAAGAAGGTTTAACGGGCACCTCAAGCCCGTTATTTATTTCTAACGTGGAATGTATGATGGGTATTTTTCATAGGATCATGGATAAACTGGGTAGGCATCGGCTTATTACTAATAGTAGGACTGGTGCGGATTATCTGCATCGCTATTACCTGTTTCTAAAAAATCGCACATGGTTCCCCGTTAACGTCGCTCTACATACTATTGTGCAAAGTGATGATCCCATATTTCACAATCATCCGTGGCCCTATCTAACCATCATTCTTAAGGGTGGCTACTATGAACACACTCCGTTGTTCAACGTCGCGGGTGAGAAATTTGCAGAGATATGTCATTGGCGTGGTCCAGGATCTATCATATGGCGAAAAGCTAAAGAATTCCATTGGCTGGAATTGGAAAACAACAAATCAGTCGCCACCCTATTCTTTATGGGAGTGCGTAGTCAGGAGTGGGGATTTCTAGTTGAAGCTAAAAAGAACAAACATCGTTGGGTTAAACATAGTCACTATTTGACTAGCTGGAAGCCATATCATGCCAAATACATTGCTAGTCGCAATAAAGCTAACAGCAAATAACTGTCATTATGCCATGTAACCCGCCGCAATTTTCTATTGACGAACAGTATTTGTGTATGGTTAATACTGTTACATACCGTAGTCTATTATCCAATCCAGAACAACCAACTGATGATGATTTAATTAAGATTTTAAAAAACGAGCACCAGTGTAGCTATTCATCCGATGATGATCACCCCGAATTCAAGAAGCTTAGAGCCAATTTGGGCGAGAAGTGTTATATTGCAATACAACGTGGATGGTGGAATGGAGATATAGTAGTGAAACCATTTAAGCTTAATGGAGTTTTATTTAGGAAGGGCTCGTCTTTCCATTGCGGGGGTGCCCTAGCAGATACTCTTAAGGGTACATTTAACTCCAAAGAACGGCATAAAGGAAATACCGAATGAATGAAAATACCAAAGAAATCTTGATAATTTTGCAGGAAGAATGTGCTGAAGTTTCACAAGCTATTAGTAAATGTTTTCGTTTTGGCCCAGATCAATGTAAACCTGATAGTGATCTAACCAATATACAAGCCCTACAAAGTGAGTTGGGTGACTTACACGCTATGATTGAATTGTTGACAAAGGCTAATATTGGTGTCACTACTAGTGGTATCAAAGAGGCTAAAATTAAGAAATTTCAAAAATTAAAGCTTTGGTCTACCCTTACTATTACATAAATACAAAATGGAACTTTTAATTTTCTTTGTCCTCGGATGGTTAGTAGGGTCACTGCTTGCTGTTCGGTCTGTGCTAAAGGCATTACTTCGCGATAGGATTAACGAACTAGCAGAACAAGATGATTTGCCGGAATCTGCAAACAGTTCGAGGGTTAAAATCCCAATAATGTCCACTTCACTTTACAATAATGAGATTTTGTTGTATAATAACGAAAACACATTTATGTGTCAGGGATCTTCATTGGAAGAATTAGCCAGTAACTTAGTTGAGCACCAGCACATAAAGATTGCTTATGTGGTACACGAACATCGGCATTTATGGTTTATCGACGGTAAAATTAAAGCAAATGTCAAATGAAAGTTAAAATCAATAAGTTCCCCCGTAAAAGTCTGGATAGAAAAATTGATATCCAGATCGAGCCATTTGATACATGGAGTTTAGATCATACACTTGCCCTAATCATACTGCCAGCACTCTTACAACTGAAGGCTACCAAACACGGGGTACCAGGTGAGTTTGCCGAGGTAGGTGGTGAAGATTACAGTGAGCAACAATCATTTGATTTTTACTCAGAAACGTACACTGAAGCATTTGAAAAAGGATGCGACCGATGGGAAGAGGTACTAGACAAGATGATTTGGAGTTTTCAACAACTTGCACTAGAAGATTACGACTCAAAATATCATCACGGTGACGGTAAGTTTGATTGGGTTAAAAGTGATGTAACATACACTGATCCAATAACCGGAAAAGTAGAATCTACCTATCAGATCATCACCGATAATTCTACCAATTGGTTTGATGTTGATGGAATGGTCATGCACGAAAATAGGATACAAGAAGGTCTCGACTTGTTCGGTAAACACTATCGAGCACTTTGGGACTAAGTATGAATGGCACATTGGTATTTCGTCATATAAGTGATAGCCTGCAAAGACCAATCGTAAAAACTAAAGTTAGTCAACAAGATTACACGTGTTTTTGTGAGGGATATCTATTTGATGCCATCAAAGGAAAACGATTTGGACAAGCGTTTTGTGAAAGATTCAAAATTGTAGATTACATTTTAATAATTGAACCTTCCACAGAATACTCAAAAAATTATATTATAAAAGCAGGATACGTAACTAAATGACACACCTAGTAACAGAAGATTGTATTAAATGCAAGCACACTGATTGTGTGCCAGTATGTCCAGTTGATTGTTTTTATGAGGGGCCTAACTTTCTAGTCATCAACCCCGACGAATGCATTGATTGTGGAGTGTGTATTGCTGAGTGTCCGGTTAATGCTATTATCGTAGATGATAACAAAGAAGTTGCGAATATACCTTTTTGGTACGAACTTAATGCTCGACTATCTGCTAAATGGCCCAACATTACTAAACGAAAAGACGCATTGCCCGATGCTAAAGAGTGGCAGGGTAAACCTAATAAAATTAAGTTGCTTGAAGAATGAACGACCGATATATAACGCTGTATATGGACATTGCTGATAGAGTTTCTCAGATGTCCGTTGCCCGTAGACTTATGGTTGGCAGTGTAATAGTTAAGAACAACTCTATACTAAGTTATGGCTGGAATGGAATGCCTTCTGGTTGGGATAACAACTGTGAAGATGAGATTCGTTATCCTGATGCACACGGTATTACATTAAAAACTAAACCTGAGGTGTTGCATTCTGAAAGTAATGCGCTAGCTAAGGTGGCTAAATCTACTGAAAGCAGTGATGGTGCTACCATGTTTTGCACCCACGCACCGTGTATGCAGTGTGCGAAATTGATTTACCAATCGGGTATTAAAAGTTTGTACTACCGTACCCAATATCGTGACACTGCGGGGATAGAGTTTTTAACTCGGAGCAACGTGGATGTACATCAACACGGAATATGAAACTGAAGTTCAGATTCAATATGGTCAGCTAAAGCAGATGATCGACTGGTGTACCACGCACTGTAGCGATAAGTGGGGATATACCATTCTGAACGAAGCTGGAGAAGAGCCCGGTTATTATTCCTTTAAGTTTGCATCCAGTAAAGACTACGTTACATTCCTGATTTGGAAAAAATGAAATACTACACTTTTAATCGCGAGTCAAATAACTTTTCTGATATCATTACTGACATTGGATTTAAATCATATATAAAATATAAGATATCTTGGAATCATCATCTATTATTGGGATTTTCCGATGACATCAGTGAGGGGGTTCTAGGATATCTCATTCTTAAATACGGTGATGATATCGTAACTCTGGTCCCTACTGATTACACACCCATAGCCAACAAAGACTATGTGATGAGTAGGAAACCACTTCCTACAATAAAGTAGATATTAGCTTAGCTTCAGGAATTCTGGTCTTGGTATTCTTACTACCAAGCAACACCACTGTTCTAATTCCGTTAATTGTTTCCAACATCATTACAATGCAGCCTCCACTTTTGGAAATAAACCCAGTCTTACTTACTAAAAAGTGAGACCCTTTACCTACTAGTGGATTGGTGTTCCTAAACTCTTGCCAACGATTCTTTTTACCAAGCCATTTAACTACATCTTTATTACTGGCTTCTACAATGGTGGGATAGTTTTTAGCCGCTACCACTAGCTTAAGCAAATCTTGGGCGGTACTGGTGTTATTATTTAGTAAGCCAGTGGGATCAGTGAAGGTGGTGTGGGTCATAATTAAGGCCTCTGCCTTTAAATTCATAGCAGATATACATTCTCGTGGACCACCGGGATAATAATCACATAGTATTTTCGCTGCGTTATTATCCGATTTAACCATAGCTAAATCAATCAGAGTTTGTCGGGTGAGTTCTTTGTTGTATAATTTTTTAGGAATCACTTCAGTCAATGATTGCCCACTGTCTAATACTATCATCACCGTCATTAGCTTGGTAATGCTAGCGATAGAACGAATATCGTCCGTGTTGACACCTTCCAATACCATTCCAGTTGAATCAGCCACTGCCCAAGAATGAGCAGTAACTTCGGGTAATGGGCCAGCAACAGATGATAGTGCGAATGTGGCTAGGCAGGCAGCTAGTATTTTATTCATACACGATACTAGTATATTAGGGTAATACTATGAGGGAAGTATTAACAACATTGCCTGCAGCATAGTTGCACAACCAACTAAACCTACAACTAGACTAGCCCAAAACAACGCCATATTAACCGCTAAAATACTAGCCGTCAACAGCACAATAGCGATTTGGAACAAGCTACCTGAATAGTTAAACCACGGTGCTTTCACTTTAGCTATTGCACGTTCTGCTTCTAGCTGTCTGGCTTTGGCCATTAATTCAACCTTACCTTCACCAGTGACTGGATCGCTTTCGTATGATGCGGCTTTGGCAGCATATTTTTCTGCCTTATCTTTGTTGCCTGCATCAGCCGCTTGGGTTGCTGCCAACTCGTATGCAGTTTGTTTAATACTTTTAGCCTGATAGAAGGACCAAATATCACTCGCTACGATAGTGTTATTCAGTATTTTACCACTATTTCCACTAATCATAATAGTGTCGATGGCTAACAATGCTGCTAATACCGTAATGACCCATCCAGCTTTATCTTTGATTTTAGCTTCACGTTCGGATCTACTTGGGTTGTTGTCTGTCATAATTTATTACCTTATTTAGATTGGTGAGAGGTATGCCCCTTGGGCGCTTGATAATTAAAATAAATTGAGGTGAATGCGTATAATAGAATTAAAATGGCTAAGGTGCGTGGTATATTATTCATTGTGCAAACCCCGCAACATAAACGATAATAGAACTTGCTACCATACACCACCAAAATAGTTCATTTATTCGTTTTAAATCACCCTTCATTAGTTTAGCATCGGCTAAATCTTCTTTCTCTACTTCTTTTTTCAACCGTTCATACTCTATCCAGGCCTTGTCACCGTAATCAGTGATGATATGGCTTTTGAGATTAGAAGTTGCAGTTGCCGCTGCAAATTTATTTAGCATTTTTTTATAGGCTCGTTGTTCCTGTTCGGAACTCAGGGCATCTACTTGTTTCCTTTCTTCTACCCGTTGTTTTTGTGCAGACCTCACTGTTGCGTGATTATCAGCTTGGATTTCTCCGATGAACTGTGCCCCCTCTTTACCTATTTTATATGTTTCTTTTAAGGCAGATAAAGCGGAACGGGCCCCAGTGTTAACTTCTGTTGCATCCATAATGCTCCTTTTACTACTTTATTATTTTTATTTTTAGTAGTATACTCTAATATTTATTGAAATAGTGTGAGACCTTTATAAGCATATTTTACCCGATAATAGTGTAGACTGATAAATATGAAATACGATACTCTATCTACCCAATAAATATTGCTAACATAAAGTTTATCGTTTATAATTACATATGACAACGCACCCAAACGACTCCATTCGATATGAAGTCATAACTCAAGAAGACCCCGAAACCGGCGATCTTATCCTCCCAATTCCTCAACAGATATTAGATTCTTTGGGATGGAAAGAAGGAGACAATGTGGAAATTGATATGGGGAAAGATGGTACCATTTTTATAAAGAAATCGCCTGTATGACTACGCATATCACTCCTGATATTCTAGCATCAATTACCTTGAATAGTTTGAACTCCAACTCAGCCATAATGGCCCCTTCATCAACTAATGGTGCAAACTGGTCTACTGGCTATTCAATTACAGCCGGCAATACAAATCCCTGGCATACTAATGCGATTACTACCACGCCCTTACAACACGCTTTCAATATAAGCGGTGATGCCACAGTTGAGGGTGATATTATAATTAAGGGTAAAAGCTTACACCAAACTCTTACTAAGATAGAACAACGATTGGCTATTTTGCATCCCAATCCAGAGTTAGAAGCAAGTTGGGAACAATTGAAAGAACTCGGTAATAAGTACCGGGAGTTAGAGAAAGAACTAATGGAGAAACAAAAAATATGGAATATTTTAAAGAAATGATATTGACAACTATTAACTTTTTTGATATAGTGTAAGTTATGAATATATCAATGTGTTTTTTTAACAGTGCGGACTTTTACATCTATGTCTAAAGAAGATTCAATTAAACTTGAAGGTCAAGTAATTGATGTGCTACCCAATGCAACATTTAGAGTTGAGCTAGGCTCAGGTGGTAAGGTATTAGGATATATTTCGGGTAAGATGCGTAAGCACGACATTAAAATATTGTTAGGTGATACGGTTGAACTTGAATGTAGTCCGTACGATCTAACCAAAGGGCGTATTATTAGGCGCCGATAAATCATCTTAAAGTGACTGGTCTAAGCTAAATAGATGTATGACTATCACAATTACTGAATCGGCCGCTGAAAAAATAAAATCAATAATAGCAGAGGACCCTGAACCAAATACAAGATTACGAATGTTTGTTCAGGGTGGAGGTTGTTCAGGGTTTAGCTATGGGTTTGCCATAGATACTGAACAGAATGAAGATGATTTTGAAGTTGAATCCAACTCAGTCTCTATCCTAGTAGATGCAATGAGTATGCAATATTTAAACGATGCAGTTGTAGATTTCACAGACGATTTATCAGGATCGCGCTTCTCTATCTCTAACCCACAGGCTCAAAGCACCTGTGGATGCGGCTCATCTTTTAGTATGTAACCATTGCCGTAGACTAATCCTTTAGTATGTGATAAATACTAAATAAGGATAAATTTATGGCGATTTCAGGCTTACAAGTAATCAATATTGGATTACAAAATGAATCTACCGGCAGCGATTCGTTATATACCGCATTTAGCAAATCAAAGACAAATTTCGCTACAGTATTCGCTTGTGCGAGCCCGTATAACACCTTTACAGGCAATACGGGTATTACCACTACCACTAATTCTACTACCGGTACAGTAGACATATTAAACACCGGGGTAACGCAGCTAATAGCTGGTACTGGTATTAGTCTCGATCAAACCACCGGAAACATTACTATTTCATCTACCGGTGGCGGTGGAGGAGGTGGCGGAACAGTTACTAGCGTAGGCATTTTGCCCGCATCTAATACCAGAATCGTAGTATCTGGTTCACCTATTGTCAGTGCCGGCAACATTCAACTTGACTTGGCTGTTAGTGGAGTAACTGCTGGTGTATATACCACCCCGACACTAACAGTTGACGCATATGGTAGAGTTACATCAGCGGCTAGCGGATCAGTCGCAGGTACGGTTACTAGTATAGCAGTTTCGCCTGGATTTGGTATTCAAGTTACTGGTAGCCCTATAACCACTGCAGGAACTATTTCTATTCAAAACACCGGTGTTACTAGATTAAGTGCTGGTACTGGAATCACACTTAGCAGTAGCAGTGGTAATGTGACAGTATCTACTTCAGTGACAGGAGGAACTGTTACTAGTGTTGCATTGTCAAGTTCTACACTAACCGTATCTGGCAGTCCTGTAGTATCAAACGGAACATTAGTTGTTGACTTACCTAGTGCAATTACATTAGCCGGGAACATAGCGGGTGGTAATCTACTTAGTAATGGCATAATGGCTTTGAATGGTAGTGAAGATTTAGCAGATGCCGGTGCTGCGAATGTAGCAGTGACCGCAAGTTACTTTAGCACTGCTGCAGCAGAAACTGCCACATTAGCTGCAGGAACAGTAGGACAGTTAAAAACATTTATGATGGTAGCAGATTTAGGCGACATGGTTATTACTGTCACTAATGCTGGTTGGAAAACTAGTGGTACCGGAACAATGACTTTTGGCAGTATCGGGACCTCTTGCACCTTACAATATATAAACAGTAAATGGTTTTGTATAGGCAACAATGGTGTGGTGTTCGCTTAAATCGGAATAAAATATGACAACAATTACAATCACCGAGCTTACTAATATTGGCTCAAACATAGCGTATACCACCTTAGTACCTGTAGTTAATATGACAGGTACTCCCGAGACACAAAAAGCCAATTTACAAATTGTAGGGAACTTGATTCTCAATCAAGCAGGTGGTAATTTTGTGGCGGCAGCAAAGGCTAATACAGTAGTAAATGCAGCACAAGCAAATATCACTAGTGTTGGCACATTAACTGGGTTAAATGTATCTGGAAACGCAAATTTAGGCAACATTACATTTAATAATGCTACAATGTCATCTAAGGTAGCTGGTGCACCACTTGAGATTGTTGGTAATGGTGCCGGAAATATAAACTTAAGTTCGAATAGTATTATCAATATATCAACTGCTAACATTACAAATCCAGATGGCGGAGTGCAGTTGATGTGGGTTGATCCAACTAACCCGGCCGCTCTACAGGTAGCCGGATTAGCAGTGAATACTGGCTTCGGTGTGCTTGCTAACAATCAAGGTAATGTTCAAATTCTAGCTACTGCTAATGCTGCAAATGGATTGACCCCAGCTTGGACATTTGGTAATGATGGTAACTTAACATTACCAGCTAATTCATTCCAAGTTAACTATGCTAACGGTAATCCTGTACCATTAGGTAGCGGGACGTATAATAATAGCAATGTGGCTTCATTTTTAGCTGCTTTTGGCAGCAATTCAATTTCTACAATCGGTGACATAACCGGTGCCAATATTTATGCTAATAACATTTCAAGTCCGGCGAACACGGTGTTTACTATATATGCGAATGCTAAGATTCATAACTGGGAGTTTGGAACAGACGGTACATTCTATGCACCGGACAATGTTGTTGTGGGTGGTCAAAATCTATTTGTCGGCACCGGCGCAAACCTACTTCCATTCACTTCTGCCACGCTAGTTATTAGTGCTGACAACATAGCATTTGTTCAAGCTGTGGTAACTAATGTGTCGGACATCGGTAGTGCTGATTGGGTTGCATATGGACATCACGGCAACGATGACGGCGGCTTCATCGATATCGGATTCACTAGTGCATCATTTGACGATCCCGACTTTACTATCACTGGTGCAGGTGACGGATATATATTAGTAGAAGCATATGTACCTGGGCAGGCTCCCTTCATAGGTGGCGGCAATTTAATATTAGGTACTGGGGTAAATGGTACGCAAAAAGATATTATATTTTCAACAGGAGGATTCACGCTAACAGATGAGTTTATGCGAATCTCTGATGCTAACAATGCGATAGAATTCTATGATTTAGGTAACATCAGTGGTGCTAATGTTATTAGTATTGAGACACTCATAGCTAACGCTGAAGCAAATGTACTGACATTAACCACATCAAATATCAGCTCTCCTAGTAATATAAATGTTACTGCTAGTGGCAATACTTGGCAGTTTAGCAATGACGGTAACTTAACACTACCGGGTAATACATCAAGCATTAACAATACTAACGGCACACCTTATGGGTCAACTGTAATCGTTACCGCTGCCGCAACAGGAGCGCAGACAATTACTAACGCGGCAAGTGCCCAAGTTCTAGCTTGGACTGAAATCTCTGATACTTCAAATTCTTTTGCTAGCAATATCTTTACCGCACCATTTAATGGATTCTATCAAGTTAATTTGTCTTTATACTGGGGGGCCGGCGTTACGCAATCTGCTGGATTTGTGTCAGCAGTGATAAATCCCACAGGATCCTTTACCACGGTAGATTTACTAAACGGTCCTGCTGGTTCGGGAGCAATACAAAATGTCAGTCGATTAATACAATTAGCACAGGGTGATGAACTAGCGTTTCTATGTGCTCAAACTACCGGCAGTGATCAAACTCCAGCGGTAAATGGAACTACACTGAGCATATATCGTATTGGATAACCAGTGGTGGGTTACAACTCATTGAACTGCTAACAGATATAATGTGCTGTAGTGTGATAAATACTAAAATAAATAAGGAATCATTGTATGTCAATAATAAGAAAAAATCCAGCAGCGGCAGGCTTATCAGATCCCAGTCTAGTACGAAAAGCGGAAGCTAGCTTAGCACAAGATGTGTTACTTACTAAGGGTAAACCGGGCGTTGTTAATGGAGCCGTGGTACTGACTAGTACCACGTTGACCACTACTAGTAATTCCTTCACAACGACAACCAGTGCTAACAATCAATCCGCAGATACCGTTACGGTATACAATACTGCAGGGGCAGTGTATGTTAGTTCAATTGACCAAACTGTTAGACAAAATATCGTTAACAATCCTGTAGCCGGAGTCGGTCGAATTATAGCCGGTACTAATGTAACTATCACCAGTACTGAGGCCAATGGCACCGGTAATGTGACGATTAATGCTACTGGTGGCAATGGCAATACAGGCAATGTTACATTTGATGATAATATTGTTATTGGCACCGGCGATGAATTTGGCAGTACCGGATTGTTTTTGGCCCCTGGAAATGGCAGCATTGCCAATAGCGCAGTACAATACTTGAGAGTGCGTGGCGGCGATGCTCCCACACACATTCACCTTGACACAGGCAACAATCAATTTTATGACCAATACTTTGGTGATGATGCCAAATATGTAAAACTTGAATTGGGTGATACAGGCAATGTCGTAATCGGTACTGATGATGCCAATGGTAATCAGTACAATTGGTCATTTACTAGTGACGGTAATTTAATCCTAGCAGATGGCAACAGTATAATTACGAGCATTGCTAATAGTTCGCTGGATCCAAATAATGCAAATGTCAGCACAATGGTCTTTACACCGGATCAAAATTATACCTCACAATCATTAGTTATTGACCCAACTGGTCCAAGTCATATTCACTTACGAGCACCAGGTGCAAATATTGACGAACCAGATGCTAATATATTCTTAGGCGGTGAAACATCAAGTTTTGAAGTAGGTTATTATAACGGAGCTGCTCCTAATGTATTCGTACACAGCGGCGGTAACACTTGGACATTTGATACTACTGGTATTCTAGTATTCCCGCGTGATACTGGTCCTAATACGACTGATCCTATCTTAACTATTACAGGTGGTGCAAATCCAAAAATCTTGTCAGAAGATGCTAGTTTAACAGGTCCTGCTAATCTTGAGATTACGGCTCTTAATACTATATTCACTGGTTTCACTGGGGACGCAATTAAGATTTATCCTGATGATGGTGAAATTAGTTCAACAGCAAATCTTCAGATTTGGGCTAACTCGGGCGGCAATACTGAATACAGTTGGACATTTGACACTACTGGTAACTTAACTACACCTAGTAACTTAGTGATTGGCCCAGGGCCCGGTAGTGGTTCAAGTATATTTCAATATAATGAGGGTCTACAAATTCTAGGAGAAGGTGCTAACTCCGTTGTACAGATGGGTTGGACAGCAAATACAAGCGCGCCCGATAGTGTTACAACAATAGCAATGAATTACCCAGGTGGTGGCGAAGGAAATGTATTGATTGCTGTAGGTAATAACGCAACTACAGTAAACTACTGGCTCTTTGACAATACCGGTAATTTAAGATTACCAGGTAATACTTTCGCAGTTAACTACGCTAATGGTACTCAAGTGTCCTTAGGTGGTGGCAACGTTACTTGGTCACAGATAGAAGAT